ACAGAAAGTGCAGCGAATACTTTTACCCAGGCTAGAGTGGATCTCCAACTCAATCCCCTGGACAATGAAGTCTTTGTAGTTCAAGCAATCAATCTAGATCCATTGGCACCTGATGTTGTGCCTGGTGTGAACACTCAAACCAATTGCAGCTTGACCAGTACATCTCAAACTGGAGTCGCAACTCTAGCGGATAGTGCTTGCATAGCAAATACAACTCTGGACATTCGAAGCAATGTTGCACTTGCAGCTGCTTCCGCTGGTGTTGGCTTTACTCGAACAAGCATGGAGACTCCTCCTACTGGTCTTGAATACATTGCGATCATCGCAACTAACGATTTCTTCACACAAGTTAATGGTCAAAATAATACACTTGCCAAAGCCGTGACCGGAAAGATGTACGGTTTTAGAGCCAAAGCATCGAGTTCGATTTATAGCGCACTCGTACAATCAGAATTATTGTCTGCTTGAATGGGGGGTTAAACCCTGGTTCGAATACATGGTAATTACTGCGGTCCTAATTGGACGGGCGGTAAACCACTTGCTTCAAACGATTCGAGAGTTGATTGGTCGGTAAAACCAATCGACGTTCTCGATCGAGCGTGTCGAGTTCATGACCTGGCGTGTTCGAAGAATGGATGTTCAGCAGCCGACGATCGGAGACTAGCGCGGAAAGCATCGATGATTGGAATCTTTAATCCACGTCTCGCACCAATCGCACGTGCGGTTTCGATTGCAATGATGACGGCATCATTAACCAGGGGGAAATAAAATGGCACATGTAACATTAACGTTAGAAGAATATGAAGCACTACGATCGCTGATATCGTCAGAGCGCGAAAGCGAAGGTGCAACTCTTGCAGCTGCACCAGCGAAAAAGAAAAGAAAGAAGGTTTCAAAGTATTCTCGAGAGTTTGGAATCCAATTAAAGAAACTAATCAAGAAACATCCGCGCACCAAGGTTACACAATTGATGAGCCAGGCTCATCGAAATACAAAGAAGGCGATGAAATGATACCAACAATTCAATGCCCTCATTGTAAAAAGAAGTTCGAATCGAAAATCGTTTGGTTAAAGCACATGAAAAAAGTGCATGACAAACCTTAACAAATCTTTTGTTGAATTAATCCTCGACCTTTGATTCGCACCAGGCTAAATTCAATGTGGCCTTCGATTTCCCATTGGCAATTCGTATGGATTGACCAGGGGCATTCAATCTTAACCTTTCCATCATCACCGAATTCAGAGTATGCCAGGTCTTCTTCAGCAAACTTGAGTTCTTCGAGCGCGCCTGGCTCCATCATATGGCAAGATTCAATATGTAATCGTAATGCATCGATTAATGGTTCGTACCAAATCACCTTCATTGTTTCACCTCATGGTGATGAATGTTAAGACGGACACACTTTCCGCATCTCTTTCGAGTTTTTTTACACGAATAGTAAATATTAACCTTTACTATTCCACAAGAGCTACAAGGATATCTCATTCTGATCCCTTTCCTTCTTTCATCATCGCCACACACTTCCGATACCAACTCTCGCTTCTCCTGTGAGTTACTTCGAGTTCGGCTTCTAATGCCGAGATGGAGCGTCCATCGACCTCTAATTGCAGTTGTTTGCGTACCCACTCGCTGAAATTGTCTTTCTTTTGGGCTCTATCCCACGATGTTGGGTCCAATGTGATTAGTTTTTGTCGCATTGTGCCTAGCGAGAACGACGAATCATATATGTATATCGCTGAAGAAAGTAGGGGACAAATTAAGTACCGTAGGTGTTGCATAGGCGGTGGGTGGGGTGGACGGTAATGAGGGGAGTCATCACCGAATTTAGATAGGAAGATTAACTGCAATTGATAGTTTTCGGCCTAAGATATATAAGGCGCTTTACTTTCCACACCAACATGGCAATCAAAGGTTTGACCCAGACTTCCTCTCTAATTACGATTGGATTTAGCAATACAGAAAGTGCAGCGAATACTTTTACCCAGGCTAGAGTGGATCTCCAACTCAATCCCCTGGACAATGAAGTCTTTGTAGTTCAAGCAATCAATCTAGATCCATTGGCACCTGATGTTGTGCCTGGTGTGAACACTCAAACCAAT